TCTAATTGGAATCATGTCTTCTGTAAAAGCTGTGTGATTAATGCCTATGTTTGAGGCCCAACCTACATATGAAAGGTTGTCAAGGGTAGGCCCAAGCTGAATACCCAGTAGTGTTGGGGCTAGGTACCCTACGTTAGCTGTCTTCTTACCTAATAGGTTCGTCCACTCTAACGTACCGTTACCGCTTCCATTGATAGCTTTGAATAGGTATTCAAGGTCTGCCATAGTTCCCTGAGCCATTAATTTCTCAATTTGTCCTGTTTGAGCCGTAGAAGCGCCAGGGTATAAAGTTTTGTAATAGCTAGTGAATTGATTTAAATTAATCCCGTTAGAGCTGTCTGCTTTAATACACGCAAAGTCATTTGTTCTATCAATAATAATGCTAAGTGATACCGTTTCTTGTCCTGGAAATACGCCAGCTACAACTCTTAATGTGTCTGCGCTAGAAGGTGTGATATCCATATTTCTAGTAACGTTTGTACTAATAGTTGTTGGGTTCCATAGAAATTGAAATCCCCAAGAAGTATCAACAAGGTTTAATCCAGCAGATGAGTTGTTTCCACTAGGTGACACATCGTTAGCGCCCACCCAATACCATAGACGACCACGACGTAATCCATGAAATGCGTCGTCTGTTGTAGGTCCCACCATAAGCGAGTCCACTGTAATAGGGCGAATAGGCAAGCTCCAGGTGTGGGGAGGAAGATTAAACTTATAACCAATAGGTTGTGTACTACCTATTTTAATAGCAGGGGAGCTAGATGTAGATGAAACCTTATTGGGAAGGCCGTTTAAGTTATTGTAGTTTGTAACTATAGCCTGCGTATTAAGCTCCCCAACTACTGCTGGCCTTTCGTTTAACTTAACGGTACTTGTAGTAGTTAAAGCAGATACTCTAGTTAACGCGGCCGTACTAGATGAGGTAGTATCCATAGATGCACTGTATGAAACTAAAGAATTAGTATTTGTAAGGTCTATTGCCATTATGACTCACTCACTTTCCTATTTGTCTCAAGTTGGACAAGAACGCTCTTAATCTCTGTAACTAAATCTTTTGTACTTCCACTAGCAGCGTTTATTGTAAAGTTATAAGTATAAGTACCAGAGGTTAACTTATCGTTAGATACGATAGTCCCATTGCTGCTTGGAACAAATAGTTCTGGGCCTTTTTCTCCTACAATATATGGGGAGTTTGATGATACTTCGCCTCCAGAAGCCATCCCAGGAAGTACGGTAAGAAGGTTGAGAGGGTTACCAAACACCTCACCTAATAAAGAACCTAGTTTTCCTGCTGTCCCTTGGTCGGATGTCCCAGGCAGTAAGGCTCCTAAACCAGAGCCTAAGGCATTCATTGTAGATGGCACAGTTGAGCCGATAAGAGAAAATAAGTTTCCATTAAAGGCAGTAAGCATTGTGTCAATAGCGCTTTTTAATAGCATTGTTCCGTAGCCCAGCAAGTTGATTGTAGATTTATAGTAGTTTTGTAAGTAATCGTTTCCAAGTTTAAAACCACTAGATGCACCACTAACTATATCTTTATCAGTTATCATAGCTTGACCAGCGGCTGCAGTTTCTGTAAATGCCATCATTGCATCTGTAGTAGCGCCTTGACCTTCAAGATTTCCTTTTGTTATAACGTCAGAGGTGCCCGCAGTTGTTGCTTTTGCTTTAAATATAAGACCATTAGCTACTAACTGCTTTAACATAGGGTCATTACCAAAGTATTGATTAAGCATTGAGTCTAAAGCGTTACCTGGTTGTAAAGATATTTGTATTTCTCTAAGTGATGGTGTTTTTCCTGAACCATAAGCTTGACCATAATCACGACAAATTTTAGCCCATACATCAGTAATTACGGCATCTGGTCCTTTTAAAGAACCATCTGGGCCTCTTAATTGAATACCAATACCACGTAACATATTTACGTTGTATCCCTGTTGCATAGAACCAGTGGCACGAACAGCACCTTCAACACCAATACCAGGCATTAAGTTAGATACGTTGGCTGCACTCTCTAACAGAGTTGAGCTAGAGCCTAAACCGTAGCTTTGAGCCGCAACTTGTGCACGAAGTACATCCATTTGTGGATTATCTCCGCTTAACATAGCAAGCTTAGCTATTTCATTTTGATTTGCCGTTACGGAGCCTGGGCTTGTACCTAAAAAATAACTAGCTCTTTTTTGTAGAAGTTGTCCCTCAAGTATGTCTGAGGTAGACGGCATCATGTCAGCTACTACGTTATACGCACCAAATACAGTTCCAACTGCTTTTCCTGCGGTACCAAGCAAGCCAGCAATTCGTGAGGTAGAGTTTGGGTCACCAGCGGTTCCGCTTGCGCCGCCGCCGCCTCTTCCAAAACCTCCACCGCCACCACCTGATTCAGGAGAGTATAAAGTCCCGCCACCATGTTGAGACACGTAACCAGATAGGCTATTTGCAGGTCCGCGAGCTATACTATTATTTGATTCACCCGAAGGGCCAGCGGACACTAACCCATTGCCAGTTTGAACTAAAGGCGTTATAGCAGGAGCGCTACTAAAGTTTGGATTAGGTGCTACTAGGTTGTTAGATACTTGTTGGCCCTGGGCGCTTGCGCCGTACATGCTTTTTGCGCTAGATACTACTTTTTGATATGCGCTATCTGCAGTCTGGCCTAGGGAAGCAATGACTGATCTAAGTTCGCTGATAATAGTGCTGCTATTACGCGAACCCATATTCATGGATTCTCTGCTTCCCACCTTTATCTCCTTCTTCCACGTTGGCTTCTTTCAATCCAATTCTTTCTTTCTCTTACTGATAGTCCTCGTATCTCAGTAAGAGTCCATCCTGTAAAAGTTCTTGTTAGTACCTCGTACTCATCAAGAAGCGTTTCATATGAGCCATACTCATATGCGAAACAAATCTAGAAGGCTAAGTGGAAGAGCTATGTCTTCTCCACATGCCTTGCAGACCTTCTTCACCTCCCCAAGGCGTGGGCCTGGGTTGCGTTCAATAATATCTTCAACAATCTTATTACGGTCAGATAAACCAAGGGATAAAGCAGTTGACGTTCCAATTGATGGCGCGCCATTAACAGAGACAATACAACCAGCAAGTAGCATTGTATTAACTTCCGCAGACGTTTTATCTAGGTTATCCATAAGTTTCTTTTGAGTAATACCATTAGGAAGAGATAGATGCACTATCCCCTGCTTTGTTTGTACTTCCCAAGTGCGTTCAGACACTGGGTCTGACAGGCGCTTTACTGGTACGTCTTTATCTAGGTCTATTTCACTAGTTTGGTCTTGAGCGCAAGATGAACAACGAATGTTGACAGTCAAGGTCCTACCAAACGTAACTTTACGTATCCCTAACAGAATAGAATCGCGGTCTCCAGATAATAGAGAATCTAAATCTTCCTTAGATACTTCGGTGTCACCCAGCTTTACTAGGCCTCGTTGTAACAAGACGTTAAGAGATTTGGCTGTAGAGCCAGCTTTAGAGATAGCCTCCTCGTCAGCTCCAGTCAATTCTCTAACCTCCGCTTTAGTAACTAATTCTCCATTAGGAAGGATGTACCCTCCAGGAAGAAGTACTTCTGAGTCTGAAGGGGCCCGAGTAGTAATAGCCTGCTCGGGCTCCTCCATAACTTTATTAGCGTACTGTTGTACAAGTTCTGCATCTGTAATTATTTTAGTCACGTATTGTGCTCCTTTATTTTATTAGAGGCTGCGGTCTACAGCGCGTCCATCGTTGTCAGTAAAGAATACTGACAACCCCTCATGAACCAAGTTAATTGATTCAAATAAGATTGCTCCGTCATTTGCGTTTAGGTCTGTGTAGTTGAGCTGGGTAATCCAAGCGTTACGTACATCAAATCCCATACGTGGGGTGTTTGTAGTTGTGTTTGGGTGGTCCATAACATAGATTTTCATGTTAACACGGTAGCTTTTGCTATTAGATGCTCCAGCTGCAATTCCATCACCAGCTGCCGCGGCAAATAAACCACGCATCCATGTAATAGCTTGGTCATTGCCATAGAGAACACCACGTTGCAGAGTAATAGGTGTGAACGTAGTCATACCTGGAATCTGGTGAACAGTAGTGTTGTACCCACCCTCACGATACTGGATAGCTTGTGTAGTTATGTTTAATCCGCTTACGGACATAAAACCACCGATGAAACCAGTAGAGAGAGAGGTTGTGTTTGTTGTTGTATTATTTGAAGTTAGAATCTTTGAGCTAAAAGTAGGCTCGGTTGTGCTAGTAAACTCTACAATAAACCGAAACGAACGTAACGGGTCTGTTGCTAGAGTAGAAAAGCGATTAATTGAGCTATCTGGCATGATTGTTTATCTCTCCTTACGCCGTAGTAACGGTGGTTCCACCGTCAAACTGACCAATTTTAATGACTACGAACTCCGCTGGACGCTGCAACGCAATACCAACTTCAATATGAACTTCTCCATTATCAATAGTTGCTTGTGTGTTGATTGTGCTGTCCACCTTGACAAAGAATGCTTGTTGAGGTGTTGTTCCGCGAAGACCGCCCTGTGCCCAGAAATTGGTTAAGAAACTAGATACAGTTGAATTTAGACGACGCCATAGGGCAGAGTCGTTTGGCTCAAAGACTGCAAACTGAGTTAAATCAGAAAGAGCCTTCTCTAGATAAATAAGTGTACGTTGTACAGGTACATATCTAGAAATATAAGCTGGGTTGAGGGTACGTGAGCCCATGACTACGATCCCAGAACCAGGTACATACTTAATTGCATTAATAGCATCGCTGCCGTTGTTCAAGCTATCAAGCTCTGCGTTTGTAAGAGGTGTAACTGAAACAGCCCCAGCAACACGAGCTTGTAAGCCAGCAGGAGCCTTGAAGACACCACGAGAGTTGTCTGTTGAAACAAACAAACCAGATATTGCTCCACCAGGGCCTACCTTTACTGTTGCGCCAGTTGCAGCGCCTACACCCTTAGTTGGGTCAGCAATAGTAATTCGTGGGTAGTAAACAGCGGCATATTCGCTAGATGTATAGCTAGCAGCAAGGTCAAGTATGTCATTTCCAGCACCAGCCACGCTAACTGGGAGGTCGGCACCATCTACAATAACAAATACATCACCACGTGCAGCTGCGTACGCAATAGCAGCATTAACTGTAGTTGCATCTGTAAATCCAGCTACGTTTAAAAGCAATGAAGAGTTGATAGTATCAAACCCTGAGTAAGAAGTTACTGAGGTAACCGCACTACCATTAAGGCCACCGCTAAGTGAGCCAGAAGCTACAGCGACTACAGCTGGGTTACGAGTCACGCCAGTTGATGTAGAGCCAGCGTCTGCTGCAACAACATAAAGAGAGCTTGCGTTAATCACTGAAGGTGCGTAACGAGCATCAGTTGATGTCATTGACAAGTCTGTGAACTTCTCAACTACGTATTGAGGAGTTATTCCACCAAAATAGATTGTTAAATCAAATTTACCAGTGATAACAGAATCAGATACAGCAAATGAAATACCATAGTATGAACCTGAGTTAACAGACCATGTTCCAGCATTTTTAGCTGTTAATGTTAAAGTGTTTTGAGGTGTACCAGCGCGGTCTTGTAGACTACGAGACCCAGATGCAGAACCTGCACCCAATACGCGAGATACATATGCTTGACGGCCACCGTTTGCAAAGAATAGATATAGTGCAAGTGGTAGGTCATTGCTAGCTGTCGTGTTCCAAGAACCAAACTTAGTCACGTAGTCGCTCCATGATGAAACTAGAGTAGGTGTAGACGGCCCTCGGTCGTTAGGTCCAATGAAGGCACCAACGGTTTCAGAGTTGAGGCCAGTAGTGCTTGGGACAGGGTTTAACGTTTCTTGAACGTATACCCCAGGACGTGCGTATGTCATTAAATTATCTCCTTAGAGTTATTCAAAAGTTCCATTTATTGATTCTCATAGTTTCCAGTAAGGGTATACGAAATGGTGTCTAGTACTACAGCCTCTACCGCTGGAATGATTTGTGCTGCCACTGATGGAGACATCTCACTAACGACTCGGACTGTTAGTGTGTTACGCAAAAGTCGTCGGTTACCCGTGTCGCTATCTGCAGTATCACGTTTTACAAATCCATCAAGAAACATGGAACGATAAGCAGTCTCTGTGCCTAATTGGTTAGGGACTGCTAACTTTCCAAACTTTGATGGAAACTTATTTAGTAACTGGTACATAATTGAACGGTCATGTCGTGGGTGGCGCGCATAGGATGTAACTTGGTAAACAAGGTCGTATGCAACTGGAATGTCATATGAATATGAATTGTCTCCAGAGGGCGCTACTGTTCCCTGGTAGTCTCCATCGTAAATAACACCAGAGGACTGTCTATTGTTAGCTGGAATAATATCTATTAAGTCAATAGTAATAAATGGGAAGGCTTGGTCTCTGACCTCAAGGTCTGGATAGCCAAACCACACTTTTACTAGACGTGGTGTCTGAGCCTCATCTGATACGTTCATTCCTTGGCACAGAGTCTTTAGTGCCAAGTCTTCGGCAACAATAAATGGATTTCCCATTAAAACACCTCGCTAGCGTCTAAGATTAAATCAAGTGTTCTAGATACTAATACCTCTTTTATGTACGAATCGCTTCTGTAGATAAAAGGACGAATTACAGAGTTTGGGAGCCCAAAAGTCTTTCCGTACTCAAGGTCATCAATTTCTTCAGACATTTCGTCTGGGTACTTTACTGAAAGGCTGTTGCCATCAAAGTCTATGCTTAGGGATTTAACAACATTTTCAGGCCAACCCGCGGTTTCTGCAAGCTCTTGTAGGTTTTCTTGCAGCATAGGCTTAAGGAAATGTGCCGCGTCAGTTACGACAAACTGTAGGTCACGGTCGTTTAGCTGCATCGCGTATCGCTTTACGTAGGAGGTATGCGGCGATAAGTGCGTACATTGTGTTCCCGTTTACATGTTCTTTAGGGAAGTTTTTAGACATACCCTTTATAAGAGCAACCTCATCGGGCGCACTTAGCTTCTTGTCAAGCATGACAAACTCCTAAATAAGCAGTGTTAAACGCAGTGTACTACAAAGTTCCCCGCATGAGAACTTACTATTAGGATAAAGCAAAGGGCGCCTTTCGGCGCCCTAAGCTCTTACTTCTTTTCTTTCTTTTCGCGCTTCTCTTCGCGCTTTTCGCCTGCCTTGCCTTCGCGGGCTTCATGCTTCTTTTCCTTAGACTTAATGCCCTTGATAATCTTTTTATCTGCCTTTAAGTCCTCTTGAAGTGTCTTAGGCTTCTTCTTAGCCCCGTGGGCCTTGTCCTTCTTTTCAAAGTCTTTCTTCTCTTCCTTATCCAATTTACGGGTAAGGTATGAGTCCATCTTTTTATCTGATGACTCTGTGTACTTGCCTTTCATAGGGGGCTTCTTCATTACATGCCCTTCTTTCTAGGCATAGAGGCCTTCTTAGCCTTTGCAGGCGCAGCCTTCTTTGCAGCAAACTTCTTGTTCGCTGCCTGTACTGTTTTCATCCCATGCTTGTTCTTAGGCTGCATACAGCCGCAGGTGGCGCACACTACTTCTTCTTCTTTCGTAGGGACGCAAAGTCAGAGCCTTCTAGCTTGCCATCTTTGTCTACATCAAGTTTCTTTTGCTTTGGGGACATCTTTTTTGCAGTTTTCTTGCAAGCACCCTTGCAACCTGGCTTTGAACAGCCGCATCCACATGATTTGCACATACTACTTACCTGCTTTCGTTTTAGTGGTTTTCTTTACTTTCTTAGGAAGCTTCTTCCCTTTAGGGGTTTTATCTTCCCACTCTTTAGCCATCTCTGGGTGTTTAGAGTACATAAACTTACGCTGTTGTTCAGACTTAAAAGGCATTAACCAATGACCTTAGAATACAAAACAGATACATCAAAAGATGCAGAGGTGCCCGCAAGGGAAATAGCATATAGCTGGTCCCCTGAGTTTAACCAAAGTGATTGGTTTGTGTTGGTTGCTACTCTAATTCCGCGGTCTATATTACCGCTAGTAGACACAGAAGCGTCACCAAGGAATATAGAAGCTGCGTTTGCATTAGTTACGGTTACAACTGTTGTTGGGTTTCCCACAGGGATGGTAGCGATTAAAGTTGCTGTGTTTGCCGCTAGAGCAAAGCTGTCGTGTACAATTGCCATGGTGCTCCTTAGTTAATTTACTATAAAAATTGAGGTGTACTACTCAGTTTATCAGGAATTGCCTGCTGGCGCTAATCTACCAACAAATAAAGCCTTTACTAATAGTACCCCTTATTATATTGGATTATCTGAGAAAGTAAGGAATTGAGGATCATTGACCATTTCTTCTGGCATAACTTGCTGGCACTCAACAACGAGCAAGGTATAGTCTTCACCAATAATGCCTCGCTGTTGGACGTTAAAGGGTCTAAATACTTCGTTTTTCCATACTATGCGGCTACGGTACTGGTCACTTGGGTTGAGCATAACCCCAGGCGCAATCGCCTCAATATCTTTAGCATTAATAGTAAGGTGCAAGGTAGAGGCGTTATAGAAACCAGATTGCGAAAGTTTTGTGCTTCCCTGAGTAATAATTGCTTTAATAATTGGAATAGGGAACGGGCCCTTCCAAATACGACCGTGGGTAGCCAAATTGGCTACATTATTTCCAACATCATAGATGGGGTCTACAGCCGTGTTTACCGCGTCATATAAGTACCAAAGTGCATTAGTACCTACTGAATTCTTAAGGTCAGCGTTAATACCTTCAAACATAGACTTCTGCTCAAAGTCGCTAGTAAAGCGACCACCAGGGTTACAGGCGCGTGACATGTTAATAGGATACAGCATAAATTTATGCTAGAATGCGCTTATGAATTTGGTGACTAAATCGGTAACTAGAGGCGGAAAGATAACCCCTTTAATTATCCCCAAAGAGGTTACTTTGGGCACAGGTCTTATGAACCCTTCTTTGTTTATAGACGACGACGGGGATATCCTATGCATTTTGCGACATATTAACTACACCCTTTACCACGCTGAGAACGAACAAAGGTTCCCAAGCGTCTGGGGCCCTCTGTCCTATTTGCACCCAGAAGATGATAGGTATTTAAGGACAACTAATTACTTTTGTCGTTTAGATAAAGATTTCAACGTTATTAACTACACCAAGATAGATACTTCCAAGTTAGATGTGGACCCTATCTGGGAATTTGTTGGTCTAGAGGATGCTCGTTTAGTTAAATGGGAGGGCAAGTATTACGCCACTGGTGTTAGAAGAGATACTACAATTAACGGCCAAGGGCGCATGGAACTATCTGAGCTTGAGATTAATAAAGATACTTGGACAGCTACCGAAGTATCTAGAGTGCGAATTGAGGCTCCTGTAGATAAAGATTCATATTGTGAAAAGAACTGGATGCCTATTATTGACAAACCTTTTCAATATATAAAGTGGACTTCCCCTACAGAACTTGTTCAAGCAAGCCCAACTTCAACAGAGTCTACAAGACTTAAGATTGTAGAAGGTATTAGCGCTCCCACAGACCAGCGAGGCGGCACACAACTTATTAAATGGAGAGATTACTACATTGCTATTACTCACGAAGTTACGCTTTTTAAAAACTACCTTGAACAGAAGAATGGGACGTATCGCCATAGGTTGTGCGTTTGGGACTCTGACTTTAAATTAATTGGGTTATCACCAGAATCATGGTCATTTTTAGATGCTCAAATTGAGTTTTCTTGTGGGGCTGTTATTGTAGATAACAATTTAATACTTGGGTTTGGTTACTCAGATAATGCGGCTTTTGCTTTAGAAGTACCTAACGTCATAGTTGAAGAGATGATTAAAGAGGCATTGACGTATGGAAACTAATAATATTAAAGAGTTAATAATTCAATTAGCAGTTGATTCTACTAACCCAGTTATTAGCCTACAACTTGCTGTTGAGTATGAACGCATAGGGCAAACAGCCTCAGCAGTTTCTTTCTACCTTAGGGCTGCTGAATACGGATATTATTCTCATGGAGAGCATGTATACGCGGCTTTGCTGCAGGCCTCTAATTGTTTTGAAAATCAAACAGGTAGAGAACATACTGTACTTAACTTAATTGAAAAAGCAATTGCCTACAGCCCTAACCGACCAGAGGGCTGGTTCTTTCTATCTAGGTATCACGAACGACGACAGCATTGGCAAACTTCGTATACATCGGCAGAGGTCGGGATTAGTAGACTTCCTTCTAATTTTATACCGTTACCTATTGATATAGGCTACCCAGGTTTCTTTTGTTTGTTCTTTGAAAAGGCCGTATCCGCTTGGTGGGTAGGTCGAAAAGAAGAAAGCAAAGTTCTTTTTTATGATTTATTAGACAACTGTGAGATGCCTGAAGAGTACATCAATGGGTGTCTTAATAACTTAAGGTTGTTCTAATGCTACCAAATTGGTTTGAAAACGTGTCTCATTTCTTTGAAGCATACGTTCCACAAGGCCCCCTACGTGTACTCCAAATTGGAACGTATACTGGAGATGCTACCAAATGGCTTTTAGATAACCGAGATATAGAGCGCATAGATGATGTAGATACTTGGGGTGGGAGTGATGAAGAGCAGCACCGCACACTAGATTTTAAATCTGTAGAAGATGTGTATGACTCCAGGTTTAAAGACAACTCTAAAGTACATAAATTTAAAATGACTAGTGATGAGTTCTTTACGTCTTGGCCCGAGGAGGTACCTACTTATAATTTTATCTACATTGACGGTGACCACACAGCCTTGCAAACGGCACTTGATGGATTAAACGCCTTTAAGCTTCTTGAAGTTGGTGGGATTATGGCTTTTGATGATTACGGTTGGGGCTATGGAGGAAAACCATTTCTAGAGCCTAAGCGCGGTGTTGATGCATTTTTATCTATATGCGAAGGAGAAGTTAAATGTATAGCAAGCGGATATCAGGTGTGGATTGCTAAATAACGCTTGCTTTGAGGTGTTTCACACCGACCTTGGGAATGAACTTCGTAATAAAGCTTACAATAGCATTGTTCAACAAATGTCATTTTTGCCTCGTTTAAGTTCACCAACTATCTATTTAAATACACTAGATAAAGTAAAAGAGTTTAAATCTAAATACCCAGACTTTACGGTTAATACCGTAGAAGATTATTGTCAGCCTGGTGAGAACTGGCCTTCTAGTTCTGGGGTTATTGGGGTTTGGGCAAGTACGTATTTAGCTTATAAAGCGTTTTTAGAAACAGACTACGAGTTCCTTGTTATATTTGAAGATGACGCGTCTATTAGCAAAAACATTAAACCTATACTAAATAACTATGTAAAAGAACTTCCACATAATTGGGATTTCTTTTCATTCTTTGTCCCTGACGACTCTTTATTTGCGTTTGACCCTAATCGCCACGATGTTGGACAGCCTAATATATGCGTTTCTTACCAACAATGGTCATGCGCTGGGTATATAGTAAGCAGGAAAGGGGCCCAAAGGGCAATAAAAGATATTGAATCACGAGGGGTTACCGCGCCTATAGATTGGTATATGTTTAACTTTCGCATGAAGCAAGAAGAGAATCAAATGCGGTTTAACACCTATACCTTAAAACCTAACAAGTACAGACCAATTAAACTTATACCAGGTGTGTTTCAAAATAGCCAAATACACAACGGTAGTACAGAACTGTATACATAGCTAACGTTGGTATTACGTTGTTTTTACACCGTCCGCAAATAACTTAATAGGTATTCGCTTCTTGAATAAGGGCAGCAATCTCTTCTTCGCTCAAACCTGCAGCGATTAGCTTATCCTTTGCTGATAGCTCAACTATTTCTGGAGGTGTAAACCTTCCAGTTTCCTCATCATAAGTCCAACCTGTACCCGCAGGGTTTTCAGGCGTGTACTCAATCAAAACGCAGTTTAAAGCTGCCTCTGTCTCTTCTTTGTTATCTGCGACAATTATAGTTGAAACTACATTACCGCTCATTACTGCAAATGTTGCCATTGTTTTCTCCTTAGTAGTATAAATAAATTACGCCGTTGCCACCAGCACCTGATGTACCTGAATTATTAGCACCACCACCGCCACCGCCACCGTCTCCGCCAGCACCACCGTTGTTACCTGACGCGGCAGAACCAGCGGCAATATATCCGCCTCCGCCACCACCTGCACCTGCAGTTAATGCGGCAGTTACAGAACTTCCAGTTCCGCCTGCGAATTTATCGCCCGTACCACCTGCGCCGCCCGTTAAAGTTCCTGAATACGGTGTTCCAGCACTATAAGCACCACCACCACCGCCGCCAATAAGTCCTGCGCCACCTGCGCCACCTGTTGAGTTAGTTGCAGTACCTGAGCCTTGATGACCAGAACCGCCTCCACCGCCTGAAACTCCTGCGCCACCTGCGCCACCGTTGCCGCTTTTTGAACCACCCCCACCACCATAACCAATAACTCCTGAACCAGCAGAAGGCGCACCTGTATAAGAAATGCCACTTGCTGAGGCGCTGTAAGTAGTGTTAGCGGCATTCGCTCCACCGCCTCCACCTGCGCCACCCATAATTGCAGCGGTCGCATTAGCGGTACCAGCGCCTCCTGCTCCGCCTCCTGCTATTACCATTCCAAAAACAGTTGGCCCACCTGCATTACCAGTAGCGACAGATACACCAGTTCCACCTAGACCGACTGAATAAGTGTTAGGAACAAAAGTCCAACCAGCAGAAAATCCTCCAGCACCCCCGCCACCACCTGAACCAGTTGCCGAACCGCCACCACCGCCACCGCCTATGCAGACTGCATAGACTCTTTTTATATTAGAGGGTATAGTCACATTACCTGAATCTCTAATTGTTTGTTGAAGTTTTAAACCCAAAGGGACATCACTGTATGATGAATTGTCATAGATAGTTAAAGACATTTTTTACTCCTTAGTAGTAAAGATAAATAACACCGTCGCCACCTTTTCCCGATGTGCCTGAGTTGTTAGCGCCACCACCTCCACCTCCGCCATCTCCACCTGCTCCACCGTTATTGCCTGTTGCTGGGCTGCCATTGGCACGATAACCAGCACCGCCGCCACCAGCACCACCTGTGTTGTCACCAGTTGATGCACTTCCTGCACCACCATTAAATATATCTCCTTGGCCACCAGCACCACCTGTTGCAGTTCCAGTAGGAATTGCGTTGCCTAGAAAGGCACTACCGCCACCACCAGTAATTAGACCGCGACCACTTATACCAGCATTAGCATTTGCCGCAGCGCCACCAGTTGCTGCACCACCGCCACCGCCTGTTGAAACTCCTGCGGTACCAGCACTAACTGATGCAGTCGCAGCAGCAGAGTAAACAGCAGTAACACCGCCTGCGCCATAAGCAGCACCACCACCAACTTGCCCTTGAGGCGCTCCCGTATAACTTACGCCACCGTTAATTCCACCTCTAGCAACAGAAGTATCAACACCACCTCCTCCACCGCCACCGCCAAAATTTGGGATGGCTGGCGAAGTAGAAGTTGCCCTACCACCACCACCACCACCAGCAATTATCATTCCAAAAATTGTATCGCCGCCAGGCACTCCATTAGAAGCACCACCAGTAACAGTTGCTCCACCTGCTCCTACGGTGCAAGTATTTGTAGCCCAAGTCCAACCAGCAGAAAAACCACCTGCTCCACCACCGCCACCTGCCTGAGCAGATGAGCCACCTGAACCGCCACCGCCAATGCAGACTGCATAAACTCTATTAATACCCTTTGGAATAATTACTGAAAAAGTTCCAGGTGTAGAAAACGTCTGTTGTAACTTCAACCCATAAGGGGTGTCAGTAAATGATGAATTGTTATATATAGATGCGCTCATAGTTATCTCCTAATAGTAAATGTAAAGTATTCCGTTGCCGCCAGTGCCGTGACTTAGAGTTGTACCACCAGCGCCACCACCACCGAGTCCACCGCTGCCACTTGTAGCACCTGATGCGTTAGAACCATTACCAGCAATACCAGCGCCACCACCACCTGCATTATTGCCACCTACTGATGAACTACCAGTTCCACCTGTATAAATAGTGCCGTCAATACCAAGACCATTACCACCACTACCGCCTGTACGAGTACCTGTAGTTGTTACAGCATAACCACCGCCGCCACCAATTATTCCAGAACCGCCGTTACCACCAGTTTGATTAGATGAACCGCTACC